TGGATGCTGATTATTTACAATACACACGTAAGTCTAGAAACATTATGATAGTCAAAGACACTTTCTTGAAACCAAGATTAAACCAACGTATGGGTACAGACGACGCAGGAGCAAATGTACACGCACAGAATTCTTATGCTCCCGAAATTTGTTTCACAATTAACTGGGACAAGACTAAAGGTTTTCTCAGAAACAAAACCCGCTTGGAGCCAACTGGATCACACGCCACTCAATTGGTGTTGCATAACCAATTTATACCATTTGTCTATTTCTCGTGCGAGCAATTTACAAACACCGACGAGGGTCATATAGAAGTTAAAAGTTCTTCACGATATTATTTCACCGATGCTTAAACATCAAAAATTATCGAGCGGAGCACGATTATTGTTTTGCAATAAAAGCTAACCATAAATAAATGTTGATACTCCTTCGTAAAACTCGTCGCAAATATTATTTCCTAGAAACGTCAAAAATCTCTAGGGTATATACAGTAAAAAAAGGCCAAAAAGGCTAAAAACGCACTTTAATATTTTTCAATGAGCTCGTCCTCGGATAATATACACTTATCAAACTTATAATCGTCCATTATACTCGTTGGCTGAGACTTCATCTCTGAAGAGGAGACTTCCCAGATTTCAAAGCGATCTCGGTCAATTTCCGTCTTGCTACCGTCTGGAGGTTGGTTCGCAACCACAATAACGTTAGAAGAATTACGGACACACATAGAATTATTATCGGTCCCGAAGGCTGTTGAAAACAGGCCATCTTTGAGGGACTCTATTATAGAAAACATAGAATTCGTTTGATACTGACTTTCGTCAGCCGTGAGGTTAAAAACGAATGTCTCACATAACTCACAGCGCTGAATTTGAGCTAGCGCGTGCTTCTTTGAAACAGGTAAGATGCTCGCTTGATATTTACCTTCAGGATTACAAAGCACTTTTAAAGCTTGTGTCTTCCCGATATTCTTCCCGCCGTAAAGCCAAAGTATCTTTCGGTCGTCGGGTTCTTGTAAAGCCCATTGACACATATACGACTGATATTTATACATACGAGACTCATCTAGGAGCTTGAGAGGTTTCGGCAAGCCCATTGAAAATCTTACATCTCCCTCTTTACTACAATAGGTTACGTTAGAGGCTCGGTTTCCTTTACACGGCTCCCAATGTATCGCCTCGGTTAGCCCGTGCGACTTCGGCCGACATTTAACGGAAAACTCGCAGTAACCTTGGAGGTGTGGCGTGCCTTCCTCGCCCACCTCAGCACCGAACAAAGCAATAGAGCACACATCCCGAAACTTGGAACTAATGGAACTAATGTCATTATCATCATAGTTGTTGAGGGTAAAACACCATCTTTTAGCTGGGCTAATCTGCTTTGAAGCGGGGGATTTGGTCTTAGTATTACCCAAATCCCCCTTGGAACTATTGGAACTATTGGAACTCATTATAACATATGACACCAAAAAAACTTTAAGTCGTTTAAAAAACCCGCATCTACCGGCTTGGACAATCCTCCCATATACACAGATTTTGTTTTTTTGTTCTGGTATGCCAAAACTATACAAAAGAGAGGAGGCTTTCTCTGAATCGGCGCTTGCGCCGACCGGGGTGAGATTTTTTATAGTTTATACCACGGTTATAAAAATAGGATATTTTTATATCGCTAGTATTCTCAGAGTTGATTACTAGCTTTAGCTTATCTCACTATCTTCACAAACCATAAACATATAACAGATGTTCTGTCCTGCTACATGATACGAGCTTGCTCGAATCACGTTGTTTGACGAGACCGAGGCATTTATAAATATATGGACGTGTCCTCAAATGCCTCCGAAGAAGAGACCCCCAATGAAGCGTCGTCGCTTTCAGAAGAAGAAGCCTGCCTATAAGCACAAAAAGAAATCCGCACCGAAGCTTTTCAGCACTCGTGAGGTTAAACATATTGAGACTACATCTGATTCTAAGAATATAGCTTTTATTGCCGAAGGCCCTACACAGATGGCTAACGGAGCCATTCTCTATCCTGTTGGATTTAATTCAACAAATCATCACGTCGTCCAGGGCGTTGGCGTCTCTAATGTAATTGGAGCGTTTTTACGACCGTTATATCTATCTCAGAAATTTAAGATTTCGTTCGCTGGCCTTGACTTAGACAAGGCTGTTGTTAATTCAGGTCTCAAACTCCGCTGTCGCTCTGGGTGGGTTAGAAACACCGGAGCAAAGTGCGGAGCCTCACTTGCTACTGATTCTGCTGCTTGGCAGCAGCTTATAAATGTAATGGTTCATAAAGAATTACAGGCAGCCGATATGGATGCTGATTATTTACAATACACACGTAAGTCTAGAAACATTATGATAGTCAAAGACACTTTCTTGAAACCAAGA